CCCTATTATTATAGTCTGACATGTCACCAATATCTCCAGAATTAGGAGTTGGCATATCTGGATAACTTTGATTATTTACAGTTAACTGAGGAGTGTCCTGTGCTATTCTTGCGAATATTGCAACCATGTTTGAAGCGGCTTCCCATGTGCATCCATCTGATTTTGGAGCTGGGCAAAGCACGTTAGTAACCTGACTGATTCTGTCCGTGGATCCTGTTATTGCTACCAAATCGTCCTTATCATCTAAAACGCTTCCGAAAAAAGCTAAAGAAGGTTTAAAATCAATCGGATTATACCTTCCTGTTGGTGTTGTTCCGTAAGGTATACCGTTAAACTGCTCAAAAGCTTCAAGCTTATCAACGTAAGGATTAATTATAGAAGTGTACCAAGTTGATCCAAATTGAGCGAGGCTAGGTAGTAAATCTACCGTTCCAGCGCCTTCCGTTCTATCTGTTTGCGAATAAGTAATTCCAGCAGCGTCACCTTCGTTGCTTATTACTACATTACCTTCCTTGCTTGTCGCTCCCTTCCATTTAGTTGTAAATGTAACCACAGCCCCCGTTGAAGTTGCTGTAAATCCAGAACCTAAAACAGAATTAACAGCCAAAGCAATCTTTGCCGCTATAACAGTTGGAGTGTCGTCTTTTACGACTGAATAATCATAAGTCTGAAAATCTAAATTATCCCTTCCATTTACTTTTAATGTATGCGTGGCGTTTTTTGTTGCATTGCCTGAGACCGTCCATTCTATCGCCGTAGCGGTTGAATCGTTGGCGGTTTCTTGAGGAAAAACTATTGTCGGAATGCCCGCTACTCCTGGTGAATTTACGGGACGTAAAATTCTTAAAATTTGATGAATTGGACTACCAAAACCATAAAGCTCTCCAGCTTCTTGAGCCGAGGTGACTTCCTTTTTTACGGTATCTAAAGTCCCTTGGTTCGCCGTATTCGCTTCTCCAAATATTGCAATAATTTGGTTTAGATTTGCGCTGGTATCGTTAAAGAATCCTTTAGTGATTCTGTAACCAGCCACTCTGGCTCTACGCTCTAAACCTACTGCCGTTGAAATTGCTGCCATAGTTTTTTTTATTTTTAATTAATTGATTAATTCATATTTGTAACCTAATTCTGTATTCGATAATTTTACATTTGTAAGATTATTTGTTACCTCCACACCTTCCCAAACTTTGTAATCCTGGTAAAATCTAACATTATGATTAAGCCTAGCCATGCTGACAAAACTAGCATCCTGATTATTATTTGGTTCATAAGGTTCGATATTTTGAACATTTGAGGACATAACTAAACCCGGTACAAAATCCAATGTCACATAAAAATTACTTTGCAAAATTGCCTTAATCTGAAAAGTGATTTTGTCCCTCAAATTCGTGCTTAGCAAGTCCCCTCTTTTTGTTGAGGTTTGTTTTGCAACCGCCCAAGTGTCTACGGTAAATGTGGCGTTTTCTTGTGATCCGTGTTGATTTATTGATTCTGGATTTAAGCTTTCAAACCTTACATTAATGACTAATATTTCGCTCTTATCAATTGGAACCATTCGATCAACGAAAACATTAATCGGAAAAGTATCTTCTTGTAATACTTTTTGATTTTCTAGTTCGGTCTTTAAAATAGCAGCAATTTGATGCTTTATTAACTCAGTTCCCGAAGGTCCAATAATAGTGTTAATCAGTGCCATAATCTCCTAAAATACAAGTTATCATTCCTAAAGTTTCGTCTGGAAAGTTTTCGGTAATAACGTAATTTCTTAAATTACCTGTTGAATCTTTTACATTAACTAAGTGATTCAACAAATTAACCTCATTGTTATTATCCCGAGGGTCATAATTTTTACTTAACAAATCGGCTTCATCTAAACAAACATGAGCATTTTTACTATTAACTGGCAAACCATCAGAATCAAAATTTATATGGTGCTTAGAAGCTAGACCATCAGTTTCGATAGTTAAGCCGCTAACTGGATGAATTAAAGTGATTTTTTCACTAAACCCGCCCTTCATAATTTTTTTGGCGTCCCTTCTGGCTTTTGTTAATAGATTTCCGCTCATTGTTTATTTCTTATCTGGTTTAGGTTTTTTCTGATCCTTTGGCTCTTTTTTTACCTCTTCAACAAAACCTCCTTTAAGGCTTTCTGTGACGTTTACAAATTTTGATTCATTTACAATTTCGCCCTTTACGGCAATTTTGTTATTTGCCAAAAGATGCTTAAAAGTTTTAATTTTATACTGTTTCATTTTTGTTTTTATTAAGGCGGTTTTTACGCCGCCGTTAAATTATAACTTCGCTTTTACTAAGCGAGTACCTGAGCTGTATAGATTCTATCTATTGTTATTGGCATTGCCAATGGAGCAGATGTGATTTCAAGAGTTGAACTCATCGTTTTAGAATCTGAATAAGCTCGCAAAAGAAACTCAGCTTCCGTGATAGAAGGCATTGATGCGTTCTCGCCACCTATTTGACGATCTACCATGTTAGGTAATCCTCCGAAAACAGTTTTGGCCATAAAATCATCTGGTATAAATACCGCTTTATTTGCGTCTAAATAATACGCTGTAGTTCCGTCTGCCTTTGTGTACTTCTGGTTATAAGTCCAAAGGTTAATATTAAAATCCCCTGAGGCTACTTGACCGTGAAATGCAAATCCGGTCACGTTGTCAAATTCTGGAGATTGTACATCAGCACGGTTAATACGTCTGTTATCAGCTTTGGCTTTAAAAACTGGATTAGTTAATAAAGCGGCTAAACCTTCTCCACGCATTACCATATTAAGTGTCATTGAAGAACTTGCTCCAACGTCTCTTAAAAATGTTCCAGCATTTTTTAAACTAGCTAAAGGGTCAGCAGTAGCATTGGTGAAGTATTGACTAGATCCTAGGTCAACCATTGAAGCTGCCTTTCTCTTATAGTCAATTGAATCACCATTGATTAGCTCAACGATTCCCGTTTGCATTACATCCGCTTGCTGCTTTCTAATTGATCTCTCAATTTTAGATCGCATTTTACGAATTTTTTTTAATGCATTTTGAGCTATAATTGCGTTAACATTTGAATTTTCCAATCCAACCCCTAAAGCAATAGTTGACATATACACTTCGTCGTTTTGAAAGTCGTATTCCTCTCTAAAATATGGAGGTTGAAATTTCTTTTCAGTAACAATACTAAATTTATTCTTGTTACCTTCTGTAAATCTTTTTACGTCTACGGCGATGCTATCGTTATCCCGTTGAACTTCTAAATCTACTTGCAAAGTCATTGCGGTTTCCCTAGGAAAGAATCCTGAAAATCCCGCTAAAACTGGTTTATCCTCTACGAAGGTTCCAACGACTTTACTCGCAATTGTTTTCGTATGGTTTTGAATTGTGATTGCCATTAGTTATCTATTTTTGTTTGTTCTTGGACTGCAAATATTACAAATCCTAAATCATTTAATACGTCTCTTAACGCCTTATTACCTACTGTGGTGTCAAGCGTTACACCTGTTGGTAGTTGTAATAAACCTCCATCAATATCTCCGCGGATTGCGTAATCAATAGCTACCGTTGCATCGTTATCGGCTAGAATGGTTGTATCCATAAAAGTAATTCCCAAGACATCAGCTAAATTACTAGCTGTTGCTAATGTTAGTTGACCAGCAGTGTCAGTATCTCTGACAACTAATTGACCGATTGTAGCGGTTTGAGAAGCTTCTGGATCTGTCTTATTTGCTAAAACACCTTTCGCAAATCTAACACCGTATAGGAATAGATTTTTTCTGATATAATCAACTGTTGATTGATTATTTGTTGCATCTCTTTGTGTTGCTGTAATGCTCATAGTTTATTTGAGTTTAAAGTTAAATGCTGAGTTTAGTTCCTTTTGTTCATCGGAAAGTCCAGCATCAAGAGTTGATTCCCCAGTTTGTAAATCTATATTAGATTCTTTTTCTAGTTGCTCAACTGTTTTTATTTTGCTAGATTTAACTAGCAATTTTTCCCTTTGTGAGCTTGAAATTTCCAAACCGCTTTCGATTCCTTCCATTACCGCTTTTGAGTCGGTTTCTGAGTGAGCCAGCCAGCTCTGAACTCTTTCGGATTCTTGATTAACACCCATTCCAAGAACTTCGCTAAAGAGTTCTGGATGCGCTTGTTTTAGTTCCTGTCTTGTCATTGTTTTTGAATTAAAATTGAGATTAGTAATGTTAGTATTTGTTAATATTTTTTGAAATAAATCTTCCATTGTTGATTTACCATCTAGGTAAATACCTGTGTCGTCTTTTGCAAAAATTGCATTTCCGTTGAGTTGATTGCTTGTTAATTTAGGTCTGTTTGCTTGTAATGTTGCAATCATCCTTTCATTCATTGGGTCTAAAAGCTCATTAATTAATAAAGTATAATTATCATTATTTAAAGCCTCTTCAAGTGGTTTATTTTTTAAAACTGATTTTGTAGCGTATAATCTAATATATTTTACGCCATCCTTTTCGCTATTTGCGGCTCTTCCTTCGGTTTGTAGCATTGTCCCGAGGCTTCCAACCATTGACATATCACTTTGATAGTATATACCATCAGCGGCGGACGCTATCCCATAAGCGGCACTGGCTAGTGTTCCTCCTTTCGAGATTAAAACGTAAACAGGTTTCCCCATTGATTTAACCTCGTTAATCGTGTCAACCATTATTTCAACCGCAGCTGTAGAGCCTCCTCCAGAATCCATATCAAAAATAAATCCCTTAACACGGTTATCTTTTGCCATAGATAAAACGTTTTTTGAAACGTCTAACATTCCTAAAGTCGAAGCACCTCCGCCCATTAAAATAGGTCCATTAATTTTTACAATTCCAACGCCGTTAAATTCATCTTGATTTTCTAATTCATAATTTCGGCGAACCAATCGATCCTCACTATTGAATACAATGTCAAAAGAATCATTTTTAATATCTTTAAGAGTGTCGAATTTGATTCCGTTCTTTACATCGCTTAAAACTGAAAGCATGGCTGGTAATGTAAAGGAATCAACGCAAAAAGGCGTTAATCCGTAAATCTCTTTAGCTAGTTGAAAATTCATATTACAATATTAATGATTTTTTTTGTATTATAAGTTTTTTTGATAGTTTTTGTTTTTTTAAGTGATTATTTTGTTATTTTCTTAAACTTTTCAACTCCACGGCTTCCAAAATAAGCAAGGTAAACAGTTACAAGTAATGTTTTTAAAAGGTCAACCCAAACAGGATCTATATTAAAATTTATATT